GGCGGGATCACTTCTCCTTTCTTCCGTGTCGGACATTCAGGAATTGCATGTAATCCTCACCTCCTTTAATAGACATAAAAAATATACCCTTTAAAAGAGTGACCGTTGTTGACTGTTACCTACCCCTACGCTTCTTATTCTTACGTGGTCCACTCCTGCCCTTTTTACGACTGTCCTTCGGCGGTCCCGGCTTGACTCGTCCTTTTGCCATAAACCCACCTCCTCATTTATCGTGATAAGCATCATACATAATTTGTAACGTGTCTTGCTTACCAATTTCCAACATACCTAAAGCCTCAAGGGTATTGTCGCAAGATACAACCGTTTCAATGTCACCATTTTCTTTATCATAGATGACAACCATATTCTCAATATCACCCACTTTTTTAAGTAAGGTTTCTAATGCCTACTTTGGAGACTTGCCCCGTTCTTTTTGTAATCTTTTTTCTTTGAACGATTCCATCAGTCACCACTCCATTCAAATTCAGACAAAATAAAAAGGACAGCGTCAGCTATCCTTTAATCAATCTCGTCGTCAGTTTGTCGATTCGTTTCGTCATGCAATTTAATAACCTTATCAGTTTCCGCACGGGATAACCGCCTTTCAATTTTGCCATCCTTAATACTGTAGTAGTTATATTTCTCTTTATCGAGTACCACCGTCGTCATGCGCACCAGACTATCAGATAACTTTTCGAACTTAACACCATACATATTTACGCCCGCTTTCTGGATTCAAGATACTTCGAGTATAAGTCATCCCAAGACGCTTTGTCATTTTTCTTCATATCTCTGAACTCGGTCAATGTGTATGGTACAGCATCTTCTCCCAATGCCTTTTTAATGGACTTGTACAGGCTGTTCTCACGCCTCAAGTTTTGCTGTCTGTCCTCATATTGCTTTCGCTGGTAATCGGTGCGGATATCTTTAACGCCTGTTTTCAGACGCTCATAGTATTCATCAATCTCACTTTGTGTGGAATATTCCAACACGACGGGCGAGTAGGTGCAACGGCAAAAGTTATGGATCGGTAACAATGACTCGGGCAACTGCGGGAAGTCCGGGTGTTCGCCGTCAATCGAATATACATAATCCCGATGCGCCGCACAGTTTTCGCAACAAAACGGATGAGTAACCACCTTAACTAATCGTATGCCGCTCTCGTTGTACCGTGACAAATGACCTCTGTTGTGCGCCTGTCCGACTTTCGCTTCGACAACCATGCGGGAATAATACTCTAACGGCAGGCGTTTTCCATCCCTTGATATGAAAGCTGTTTGACCTTCCCGTTGAAATCGTTCCATCACCGCTCCTTTTAAACGGTCCTTACTGTACCCCTCTGACAGATATTCGGACACTTCGTTTTGTACATCCCTGACCGTGTCCTCGATCGTGCTGATCGCGTTATCCTGAAATGTCCGATATGCTGCTGATAAATCTTGCATGGTATCCGTCATCAAAGATTCGATTGCAGCGGTATGCACCACTTCGTCGAATGCGACGTTGATACTACCGGACTCTATTGCTTTTTGTCTAGGAAGCGTCAGAGCGCCCGCTATAAACGCCGATTTGTTTATATCGAGTAAATCATCCCGTGCGCTATCAAAGCCCTCAAAATAGCTGTATGCGAGTTCTGTGGGTATGTCCGCTTTCGCAATGGTGTCCAACTGTTCAATTAAAGCGTTGATGTCATTATACATCTGTTCTCGTTGTCGGGCACTCGTCAAATCATAGTAATCCATCAGACCGTAAATTTCCGCCAGCATCATCAAAGTTTCTTCACTCAATCGTTCGAACGCCATTCAGTCACCCCTATTCTTCATCTCGGACGGTACCATCTTCATTCAAATGTTCACCCTGTGCATTCCGATTCCCAAACATATTTTGGATCGTCTGCCTTCCTCTAGCTAAAGAAAATGAATCGTCACTGCCTTTGTCCGTAATGATGCGGTCCATTTCCCGTTCCACCCATTCATCCGACTTGTCCGGATTGAGTTGACGCACTGTTGTTTCTAGTGATTGAACACCGGCGTTGAATTTCTCTATGTTCACTTTGTCCGTTTCGTCTTTCGGTGTCGGTATCATCGATACGGTATTGACAACTGGCTTTTCAATGATAACGTTCGGGTTCTTCTGATTCGCCAACCATAAGGCAGACTCAAAAAGATTCTGCAGGAATTCAATATACTCCTTCTGCAATGTCTCCGCTTTTATGAGTGAAATGAACAGATCATAGAATTTAGCCACGCCGGATTGGGCGCTGGCGGTTGTACCATCATCGTTTAGGAAGTCCGTCACCTTCTCAGAAGTGTTTGTTTCCGATAACATCATTTTGATTATATCTTTGACATACGTCATATCACCGATCTGTCCAATGTCAATCTGATGGATCTTTAACGCTTCACCCTTTTCGTTCATCTCCGTCACTTCCAAATCGCGATGGTCGATGCGTTTCGAACCGCGTTCATCCGCCAACTCTTCGAGTCGTGTCATGACTTCCGAAGATACTGATATCCTCGGTCGACCATTCCGTTCAAATGTCTGCGCTGAACGGGTTACTGTCCAGTTGACCTCTTCCTGTTTGCCTTCCTGACCTTCCAACTCAGATACGCCCAGCGGGTTAATGAATGTCGCATTGTTCGCCCAGTAATTGATGAATGGGCGTTTGCGTCCTTTAAACTCACGGTACATTTCAACCTGACCGATGATTTCTTCAATCTCATTCGGATCTTCAACCAATGTGGTGCGACCGTATTGGTCCCGACTGTATAATTTATGCGTCGCAGTTAGTTTGTCGTTATCATAATCCACACGTTCGATATATTCGTGAACATAATCCGTTAAGTCTGATTCTTCTTTTGGTGGGATTTCGTACCTTAATGTGACACCCAAATTATCTTTATGCGGGTAGTAGATGTTCCGCTCTTTGAATTCAATCCGGATGATGCCATCTTTATAAACTGGTACACCTACGATCCCTCCATCCACCTGATGCTGAACGATATTCGACTTGTGTTGGCGCGTCAAATTCGAGTGGGTGACAATCTGGTCCAACAGCTCTTGTTGCAGATCCGTCACTGCCTCGTTGTAACTGTCATCCCGTGTTCCCTCGATGATTTCATCCTCTTCAGTCGTCGATGCTCGCACGGTTGCTTCCTCATGCTTGTGGTTCGTCTTGATGTCATCCAGCGACCTTGATATGAGTAAGGCGGGGATATCACAGATGATTCGACTGATATTCACCACAAGATAAGGGGTACGGACATTGACCGCCTCCCGTTTACCACCTTCGAGGTAATCGACAATCTCGCCCTTTTCAATCAGTTGCTTCGCTCTGTTGAAATGGTTGGCATGCTTGCCTTTATATAAATCACGGTATAACCACATATCACCATGAAGTTCCATCATCTGTTTTTTACTGAACGCTTTTAAGTCCTCCATGCTTATCCTCCCTTACCATATATTGACGTTTGACACCCTTGCGGGCTTCTTACTGACCGTCTCGCGCAATAGGCTCGCCAAGCTGTCCGGCGCGTCATCATGCTCGGCGTTTTCGGTGTAGTCCAGTATCTGGTTGATGTATTCTTTGCTCGTATCTTTGACAAACACGATGCGATGCCAATTCTCACGTAGGTATGTCGATATCTTGATGTATTTATTCATCTTCTCGTTGTATTCTTTCGTCGGTCGTTTAATCTTTTTGCTCAAATAGCCTTTATCTGCATTCGTCTCATTGTATAATGTGCCGGCCCGATATAAGGTTCGACGTTCTTCAAAGAGATGTAGCACATCATCCACGTGTTTATGACGCAAGTCGCCATACACATATATCTTGCCATCCCTATGGTTTTTGAGGATGGTGAATGCAGTGCTGTCACTGCCGCCGTATGAGGCGTCTATATGTGCCACACCGTCGTGTATCTTATATGTGTTCGTGCCATCGTCGATAATTGGCGCGGTAAAAAGTGCGTCCTCATCGGCGATATGCTTCAATTCATAGTTGGCGCTGAAGAGCGACGGGCTCATTGATTCACGTATTTTTTTCAACACATCATCACTAATCAATCCTGTTGAATAGCAATCATATTTTTGTAAGTTTGGCATCAATGTAAAAGCGTCTTCTTTATGCCATGGTGTGCCCGTATTAATAAAACGTCCACCACGGTTCTTTATATTTTGCAATTCCTGATATGTGTACTTGGTACGTTGCCTGTGCGCTTTTGATATGCGGTCATCAATGTTGATGATGTCATCCGTGATAACTATGTCCGCATGTTTTCCAGTAAGTGATGCACGGGATCCAACACCAATCAATTGCGCTGTACCACGTGATGTTGCTTTAAGGTTTGTATCAATTTCAAATGCGGATTCTTTCACTAAAATGATTGGTTGATTATATAGAGCAATGGAAAGTGATTGAAACATCTCTGATTGCAGCAACTTTGCAGTCTGTGTGATGATTTCCTTCACATCGTCATCTGCCTTGCGCAAGAAGATAATATTCTGCTTTGGATAGATGACAATCATCAACGCCATTGAAATGGATAAGCATGTAGTTTTATACGACCCACGATGAGCCATCAACGTCATATCCTCTTTGGAAAATAAAAAGGACTTGATCCATTCGTTATGAATGTCTATCAAGTCTGTAAATCCAGATTCGATACCGAATGCATACGGTTTCTTCTTAACCAAATCCAACCATTGTTTTTCATGATTAGCTATCATCGGCATCACCACTCAGGTATTTATTTATAATTTCCGATTTGGAAGAGATATCTAGTGAACCGGAATGTTCAACCTTCTCTATAAATGCCCCTTCAGTTTTAGCAAGCAATTCAGACGCTTTAAGTTGGTCTTTCGATTCGCTCATTGGGTCTCTAAACATCGCAGTCCAGAACTGTTTTATTTCTGTTATATCCGCTATTCTTTCGTCTTCTAAATCCTGATTGCGTTTTTCTATCGCGGATTTTATGTCAACTTTTGTCAACAGTCTCTGCCCTTGTGATCGGGCCGTTTTCTCACTATATCCCGCCCTGATGGCCGACTGGGCAGCGTTCCCACTTTGACAGTAATAGTCAACAAACTTCTTTTGTTTATCATTCAACTTCATCTTACATCACACCACTTCCCAACTATTTTATAAGTTTATGTATTCACTCAAAATCACCTGTCAGGCTACTGGCGCATAACTATTTTTGAAAGGAGAATTCGATAATGGATATTCACCTGACAGACGATTTTCAACGAACAAAAAACCGCACTCAATTAAGAATGCGGTTCGTTCTAATTAGGTGGACACATGCCGTGTGTCATTTTAGCCTTTTCCATAAGGCTACATCTATTATATTAAATCAAATACCCCGAAAAGCAACGATTTGTAAATTGATTTAAAATATGTGGATAACTCTAATCCTGCAACAGTTCGCATATTTCTTTGAGAGTCTTTCGGATGGTCGGGATCGACTGTTGAGTGACCTCTGAAATGTACCTGAAACTGCGGCCGGATAACGTCAACTGAAATACAATCGCTTGACGCTCTTCCGTTATCCGGTTCCACCTGTTTTGGATATACAGAACCCGATGCTCCAACCGGTCTATCATCGAATCCTGTTTAATCAGCCGGTTGATTTCATTGAATGTCGGGTCGCTCGTCTGCCCTGCGGCTTTCGGCATTGCCGATTCCAGTCCATACTGTGAAATGTTGCCGCCGGCAATTATTTCGATGTATTCCCCTTTCAATCGGTTCGCCGCAATTAGATTGCTCCGATAATTGACAATGAAGTCGTAAATTTCCTCTGTCGTGTATTCAGTCGCATAACTCATCATTCATCTACACCTCATTGATTTTGATTAACACATGCTCGTCGTGTCCGTATTCTTTGTTAATGCTTAGTGTGATTATTTGTGAATCATCTTTGTACACTGTGTTGTTGCATGCATCAAGTATCGCTTTAGCCAAATTATCTAAGTCGGGCTTCTTCGTATATCTCAATTCACCGCTCTTCACGGCTTCTATTTTCTTTTTGGTGTAAGACTTAGGCGGAGCGAAAACAAACGTCAGGCGCATGGCTAATGGTCGGTCAGTCATGGTCAATTGTTGCTTGTTCATCTCGCTGAGTGCTGCATACTTTACGATACGTTTATAGTTTATACTTTGTCTTGAATTGACTGCTTTCGATTTACCGGTAGCTGTTCGATACACTCTTGGACGGGGTTGCGGTACTGGACGTCCCTCTACTTTAAATTCAATCAAATATAATTACCTCCCGAGTATCTCTTTCACTTTATCTACAATAGTCTGTTCTTCCGAACCATCTGTAGTTGCCGTCATGATTAATATCCGCTCGCAAGTCTACGAAAGTTGACTGCATTCTTTTTGTTGTACTGGTTGATAATATCCTGCGCTGTAAATCCGTAGTAATCGAGTATTGATAATACATAGCCTAATATGCTTTCAGCCGACATAGCACCATTCGATAAGTGATATATCACTCTTTTTACAGCTGCGCGGTCTTGAAGTTTTCGTTTGTCTTGAAGCTCACTTTCTACATTACCTGCGATAAATTCAGGCTTCGCTGTTGATTTGTTCAGTCGCAACATACAGAAGTGAATGACATCAATCGCTTCATCCAGTACATCATCCATAGTCATATCTTTGCGCTTCCAATATTTCCACGATTTGAAGCAAGCGTTTATAAATTCATGTAGTTCTACGTTTAAGGCGATACTGTGCTCCATTGCCATTGTTGACATCCAATCTGATTCACTGATGCCTAATTCTTCACGCATCGCTGCATCCAGTTTGTTTTGTTGTGTCAGTAAGTAGATTAAGTCCGTCTTGTTTAATAGTGTATTCATTTCTTCTTCCTCCTCATAATGATTACTGCTGTCAAATAA